CCGTACCGCAGTCGTTACGCGCATTTCTCATTCATCAAAGTTGTCGCACCAGGAGCAGAGAATGCCCGCCGTTGTCGATAAACGCAAACGTACCAAGGCTGACATAGATTATGCGTTCATTGATCGGGAGGATATCTCCGGCCATGCAAAGCTGATTTATATGATCCTGGCACGGCATGAGGGGGAGAAGGAGTGGCCCGGCATCGATACAATCGCGCGAAAGGCGGGAATTCACCATAATACCGCTGAAAAAGCCATAAGGGAGCTCGAATTGCTCAAAATTGTGGGCGTGCAGCGCCGCAGTGGGACACCGAACAAATATCTTCTTCTCGACAAGAGTCTGTGGTTGACCGTGCCACCCGGTAGCACGGTCGCGGATGGAAGCGTGCCACCCAGTAGCACGGTCGCGGATGGAAGCGTGCCACCCGGTAGCACGGTCATAGACGCGCCCGCGGTTCAAGGCTTTAAAGACTTAAAAAACACACACACTACCGCCTCTGACGAGGCGTGTGCGTCTGGCGATCCGTTCGAAAAGTTCTGGGCCGTCTGTCACCCGCTCATGCGGAAGAACAAGAAGCGCGCCAGAAAGGCATGGAGCAGGCTAAAACCAAATTCCGGCCTCATTGCCGTGATCATGGAGCAGTTGGAGAGGCAGAAACAAACCTCAATGTGGAAGCGAAACGTGGGCGTTCCGTATGCCGAGAATTGGATAACCGACGAACGCTGGACGGACGGGATAGACCCTGTTGTGGAAAGCCCGTCAGGAGCCGGGCCAGAAATATACATCGCGATCGGGGAATTCGGGCGGATAGTTCCGCGAGAAGTGGCTAAGTTGTACGGCGTCGACCTTAAGCTCTGCCACATGACGTTCAACCAGGACTGCGCCGAGCTCATCGGCCGAGGCATCGATCCGACCAAATACATCATTCTGCGCTATCGGCCGGATAAGAATTACACGTTGCCCACGACAAAGGGCGAAGGATTCAGGAGCGACTGATGGATAGTTTCGATATGAAGGTTACCGGGATAACGGAAGCACTTAAGATGTTTCATCCGAATATCGTCATCTCTGCAGCGAGGTCTACGGTCAACAGGGTGTCGTCATCGGGCAAAACAGAAGCAGGGCGATTGATCAGAGAACAATACAACATAAACCAGTCGAGGTTAAACGATTATCTCAAGCTCACTTCCCGGGCGAGCGGCTACAAGATTGAGGCAGTCATAACCGGACGCGGCAGGGGTCTGGCCCTGGCTTATTTTGATGCAAAGCAGAAAGGAAAGATCTTAATTTCCACTGGTAAAGGAAAGACCAGGCGTTCACACCTCGGTTCGAAGTATGGGAGCGGGTATGCGGGGAATGTCACTGTGAGGGTAAAGCGGAGCAGTGGCCGTAAGGTTGTGGGCCCGGTAGACGGAAACAGAGCGTTCATGCAACGAATGAAGAGCGGGCATGTCGGAGTGTGGGTGCGAACGAGTAAACAGCGCCTGCCTGTCCGACAACTCCTTGGCCCAGGGGTGGGCGGCCTGTTCGGTACTAAGAGGGTAATGGACGGCACGAAGAAGAAGATCAACGATCAATTCGGCCCGGAGTTCAACCGTCAGATGAGCTATTACCTTTCGAGGGCAAGATGATCGCGGGTCCTTCCAACGTCAACAGCGCGATACGACTGCCAAGGGCGCATGATTTCACAACTTTTCCAGAAAAAAAGGGTTGGAAAAATGGAAGTTCCGAAAACTAAGCGCGGCATGACGAGACTGCATGCTTTCACGCCGGAGACGGCCCTGCAGCACTTCAGTGCAGACTTTTTGGAGGAAGGGCGCTGCCGCGAATGGGTCCTACGGCAGGTACATCCATCCGGGCCCCGGTGTCCCGCTTGTCAGGCCGCCATCGAGGAACCGCAAAAGCTCGCCCGCTTTTGGAACGGCGATCGCCTGCGCTGCCCGAGCTGTGGCAAGAACTTCACAGCCCTGTCTGAAACCTTTCTCGCCGGCACTCACATGGCTTTTAGGGAAATGGTTCTCCTCACCGTTCTCCTCGCAACCGGGCTCAACAACAGCGAGATCGCAGCCGTTCTCAAAAGCAATCCTGAGACGGTCCGCCTATGGCGGCAGAAATTCAGCAGGGTCGAAAAGCTCCAAGCCCTTCGCGTGGTGACCGTTTCGGGAATCTCTGGCGCCGCCGACTTAATCGCAGAACGCCTCAGTGCGCCAGGGATTATTCTCGCATGACACAAGAAAGTATCTTCACCCAGCCCGAACAAAACGAACCGCCCGATTCCGACCAGACGGCCATCAAAGAGCTCCTGGCTGTGGGGAAGAAGGCCAAGGCAAAGCAGTATCATACCCTTCTCTCGCGTATCAAAGCAGGCGAAGTCCTGAATGTCACTGAGCAGAAGGTGTTCGACATCCTCGAGGAGGAGCTCAAGAAAACAACCGGCGAGGCTGGCCAGGGCGCCACGCCCGAAAACTCGCTCAAGAACAGGCTCGAAGTATTCAGGTATCTCGAAAAGCGCGGCTGGGACGTCTCCAAATCGGCCGTCTACAACCACGTCACAGAGGGCAAGCTCCGCGCTCGCGAGAAGGGCCGCTTCGCGATTGCCGACGTCGAGCGGTATGCACAGGCGCACCTCCAGCTGAAAGACCAAGCCGGCGTCAACGCTGAGCTCGAGAAGCTGCAGCGCGAGCGGTCCTCCGGCGAGGCCCGCAAGGCCACGGCCCAGGCGGTCTGGTGGGAACAGCGCACTGCCATCGTCAAAAACCAGTATCTTCCGCGCGAGCTGGTCGAACAGGAACAGGCCGCAAAGGCCGCGCTGCTCAACTCCGACATAGAGGAGTGGTTTTACGCCAACGTCGCGGCAATGATCGCGATCGTCGGCGGCGATCCGGAACGGGCTCCGGACCTTATCGAATTTTTGATCGAAGCCAAAGAAAAGTGGATGGCGCGCTATTCTGAAGACAGGGAATTCCAGGTCGACGAGTCGGCATATGAGAAGCTCTTCAAGCAGCAAGCCCCGGAGCCGGGTATGATGGACCCCGAAGATGCGGAGGACCTGGAGGCCGAAGCCTGATGCAACTCGCTGCCGGCCGCGTGCCCTTCCCAGCTTTCCCGCTGCTCCAGTTCGTGCGCTTCACCCCGGGAGAGCGCCGTATATTCCGCGGCCGCGAGCGCGACCCCAAAACCAATAGGCCGCTCACCGTTTCACAGTGGATCGAGCGGTACGGCATGGTAGTGGTGAAAGGAAGGGCGGTCCCTTGGTCGAAAGACCGCGTCCCTTACGCAGCCGGCGTGCTGGACTGGTGGAATGCACCGAGCATCCGCAAGATATACCTCTGTTGGGCCCCGCGGACCGGCAAAACGAACACCGCCTTTGCCTGCCTTTCCTACAGCATCGACCAGGCGCCAGGCCCCGTCATGTATTTCATGGCAGACGAGAAAAGCACGCGCAGGATCTCCCGCAGGCGCATTATCCCGATGCTCAAGGGGAACCCTCGGCTCAAACGGTACCTGGGCGAGCGCTCCGAAGATACGACCACCCTCCATACGCGCCTCACCACCGGCGCCGATATCATGATGGCCTGGGCCACGTCGGCTGCCGAGATGGCTTCGGAGGAGGCCCAGTACACGATTTCAGACGAGGTCGACAAATATCCCGACGCGCCGGAAAAGATCAAAGAGGCGGACTCCCTCGCGCAGATCGATGTCCGCGTCGGCTCTTTCCCTCACACCAGTAAGCAGCTCTATATCACGTCGCCGAGCGCGTGGCCGTCGAAGATATGGAACCGCATTAAGGCGGAAGCAGACATCGTCTATTGCCACACGGCCATTTGCCTCATCTGCGGGCACGAGCAGATCATGGAATTTGAAAACTTCACCTGGCCGGACCGCGTTACCGACCCCCGGACAATCCTTTCCAAGCGCATCGGCCATTACTCATGCGCCAGCTGCGGGATGAAGTGGGACGACCATGCGCGAAACAGGGCAGTCAAGAAAGGCAGATGGCTCCCCGGGTACCTTAATGAAAAAGACGAGTGGCATCCCTTCGCGCCCGAGGACGTCCCGGCGCGGCCTGTCGCCGTTGCGGCCCTGCAGCCCTCGTGGTACTCGCCTGATGTCAGCCTGTCCCAGGTTATCGCCGATTACCTCCACGGCAAGAATGACCCGGAAAAGGAGATCCTCTTCGAGACACGCCACCGCGCGCGCCCCTTCCGCAAACATCTGCAGGCGAGCACCGAGGTCCAGCTCCTCCAGCATCGCACCGAGCTCCGCTCAGGTATCGTTCCCGCCGCCGCGATCGCCCTCACGTGTGGCATCGATGTCCAGAAGATCGGTTTCTGGTTTGTCGTTCGCGCCTGGCTGGAGGACCTTACCTCGCACAAGATACAGCATGGTTTTGTCAGCACATTTGCCGACGTCGAGAAGATCGTTTTTGATACCCGCTGGAGCATCGAAGGTAAGCTCGGCCTCACTATGCCCATCTGGCGCGCCGCCATGGATACAGGCGGTGGCAAGAGCGTGAATGACGTCTGGACACGGACCGAGGAAATATACGAATGGCTGCGCAAATGGGCCACTCACGGCGTCGTTTTCGGCACTAAAGGGGCATCCCGCCCGCAGTTCGGCAATGTCAAGGTCACCGTGGTCGACAAGATGCCCCGCAGCCAGGTCCCCATCCCGGGAGGCCTCGAGCTCAGGATACTTGCCACAGAGCGATACAAGTCTCTCCTTCACTGGCGTCTCACGCGCAAGGGCGAGGAGTCGCAGCGGTTCTACCTTGACGCGGATACCGACACAGACTACGTCAAGCAATTTCTGGCGGAGCGCCCGGTATCGACAAAGAAAGGCACCATATGGGAAGGGCGCGGGGCAAACCACCTGCTCGACTGCGAGGTCCTGGCGGCAGCCTGCGCCGACGCCCAATGGGTACCCTCCCTTACGATGCTCGCACCGAAGATGAAGGAACTGCTCCGTGACGCCGAGGCCAGAATGACGACAGACCAGCCGCTTGTTGCTCAGCCGAGGCGTGAGGCCCTGACCCAATCAACAGTCCCGCCCCGTCCCGAGTACCAGCGCCCGGCCTGGTTAAACAGGTGATGGCGATGGATGCCGCCCAGGTCAGGCCCAACCCGAAGATCCTCGACTCGAAAGACAAGATCAAGGTGTACTGCGGCAATATATCAGACCATGTTTTTGATTCTTATATCAGGGCCGGGATGCCTGCCCTTTACATGAAGGGGCGAGGATGGCTGGCCTATTCCGACAACATCGATGAGTGGTTCCGACGGGAGACGAACGTACCAATGAAGGATAAGCTCGATCAAATAACGGCGGACGAGAGACAGAACCGTCTGCTTTAGGATAGAAGAAAACGGACGGCAGTCCGGGGAGTTTGCACCTCCCTCAAGACCCTGCGCTCGTAACGCAGGACGGGATCGCCGCTACCGCCCGCTTACACGCTCGCGAGCGCGCTAAACGGGATAGTAGCAAGGGCGGTCCCTCC